CCCGTATCCAAGATGAAGCTGAACAGTTGAACTATCTTCCAAAAACAGATAAACTTCCCATTTGACAACCTAATTATGGCATTTACATTAAGGATGGACGCTTTTGAAGCTTACAAACATTACTTGGCGCTTAAGCGCCATTTTACTTCAAAGTCATATGATTTTTTCAAGTACAATGGTGTGGTTAAGGCTGGTCGTCCTGCTTTTGAAGCGCGGAAAGATCGGTACTTTTTTCACAAGCTCTCTAAGCAAAAGAACGTAACCGATTTCTTACTTGCTATTTTTGTGTATGGTGACAAGGATATGTGGGTGGGAGATATTGTTAACAACGAAGAGAGTGAGCAGATCTACCTCAAGTGGAGGAAGGTTAAAGAATCGATCACACAGACGTTTAAGAACGATCTCGACAAGCTGGATGACAGGTTTACACTTAACTTTATTCCCCAGAACGGACAACACCCACCCCTTTTGAGGAAGCTGTTATCCAAAGATATTCACATCGAGACCTTCATTATTCTCAATGACCTGATTCGTTTCTCGTCGTTGTGGAATAGAAAGATTGAGGATACAATCATCTGGCCAGAAGTACGAGAGAAGTGCAAGAAGTATCAACCATTTCTTTCTTACGATAAGGACAAATGCAAGGCTATCCTTGTTGACCACTTCGGTGTTTCACTGTAAGATAAATAGATGTGTTGGTAATGCAATACGTGGACAAGTCTTATACATTTTCATACAATTTATACGAGGTATACAAATGGATTTTAAATCTCTAAAGAAAAGTCGTGGCTCTAGCTTGGAAAAGCTCAACAGCGAACTAAACAAGCTCGCAGCACCTCAATCAGGTGGTAAGGAGTCAGACGATCGCTTCTGGAAACCAGAAGTTGATAAAGCAGGCAACGGTTTTGCAATCGTTCGTTTCTTGCCTGCACCTAACGGCGAAGATGTTCCTTTCGTCCGTCTCTTCGATCACGCATTCAAAGGACCTGGTGGCTGGCTGATTGATGGTTGCTTGACAACTGTTAATGAGAAGTGCCCTGTATGTGAACACAACTCAGCTTTGTGGAACACTGGTTCAAAAGATAATCAAGCGTTGGTCCGTAACCAGAAGCGTAAGCTTTCCTTCATTAGCAACGTGTATATTGTTAAGGATCCTGCTCACCCTGAGAACGAAGGTAAAGTCATGCTTTACAAGTTCGGTAAGAAGATCTTTGATAAACTCAATGCTGCTATGAATCCCGAATTCGAGGATGAGAATCCTATGAACCCGTTTGATATGTGGGAAGGTGCTAACTTCAAGATCAAGATCCGTAAAGTTGAAGGCTATCAGAACTACGACAAGTCAGAGTTCGAGGCTCCTTCTGCTTTGATGGATGATGACGACGACCTCGAGCGCGTATGGAAGTCTGAGTATCCGTTGCAGGATTTTGTTAAGCGTGACAAATTCAAGTCTTACGATGACCTGAAAGGCCGTCTGCATAAAGCAATGGGTCTTGGTGGCGCTCAGCCAACAACGTCTGCAGTTGATGCTTTTGATGAGGTACGTGAAGAGGCTCCACGCCAAGCACCTGTACGTGCAGCTGCACCAGCTCCTAAAGAATCAGCCCCTTGGGATGATCAAGAGGAAGATGATCTGGCTATGTTCCAGCGACTTGCTGAAGAATAATTAGCCGATACGTCTTGTAGACTCTGAAGAAGGCTGCTGAGAAGCAGCCTTTTTTGTTACCACTACGTTATTGATTGCAACGACGTTGGTTGTAGATCCACCACTACTACGTCTTCGCTCTGTCTTTGCAGCTGTGACGGAAGCACTAGCTTGGCCAATGGTGGTACCTTCATCAGCACCTTGTCTAATTAGATCAACGACAACAGGAGCGCGACGGCCTACCTGTCTATACCATTTACTATCCTCCAAGCTCGCTGCTGCACCCTCAACATCAACCTCTTTCATTTTGCGAGTGAATGTTGGCCAACGCTTCCACCATGTTGGTCCCATGTTGAAGGTTAGATCGATCAACGCGCCCTGACCCTTCTCGTTCAAAACACTGAAGCTAGGGATCTTTTGAGCAGCCTCTTTGTGGTGTTTGAAATCCTTATCAAACAGTTCCATCACTTCCTCTTTGGAGAAAGTTCTATTCATCTCGGGTGGTAACGTTTTTCCATCTCCAATCAAGTGGCCCACGCCAACGGTCCATAGACCTAAGGAATCCTTGTAAGGCTTGTATCTTACACCCTCATGCTCCATAATCATGTTCTTCACCCAGTCGCTCGAATCTACCTTGATTCCTTGCTGTCCTTTACCTGGAGTCAAGCCGCGGCCAACAAACTCTGGATTATCGACCGGTGGAGGAATACTAACTGGTTTAGTTGGAGGTGGTGCAGGGGGAGGTGGCGGTGGTGTAGCTACACTCTCAGCGCCGCCATAGGGATCCATATCTGCAAACTCACCCTTTGCAATGTTATCATCATAAGCAGAAACTTTAGCGTTGGTGGAAATACCCTTCACCAGCTCCTTCAAGTAACTGACGATTTCAGCTTCAATTTCCTTCAAAGCTGCCTTAGCTTCTGGGGTTTCATCAGGAGGAACACCGTACAAAGCTTCAAATACATCGATAGCCAAAACACCAGCTTGTATAACAATAGCTGCTGTAATAGCAGGCACAGCAGCAACGCCGGTGAGAGCAGCTACACTGAGTCCTGCAGATGCAAGCTCAGCTAATCCTCTTTTCCATTGGCCGTCCATGAACCTCATCACAACGAACGCGCCGCCAACGACAGCTCCTACGCCAGGAATAATCTTTGATACAGATTTGGCGACCAGCGGTTTGAGTTTACCGTTCAGTAGCTTCTTAACAGCGTCCTTGGATACTTTGTATTGTTTCTTGGCAGCGGTCTTTGCTGTCTGCGCTGCAGTTTTTGCTGCTTGTGTTGCAGCCTTACCGACGGTTTTACCGGCCGCTGCAGCTTTGGCGCGTAGTCGTGAACGTCGAGCTCGCTTTGCAGCTGCCAATCTTTTCTTTCTTAGTGCACTCGGTGGACGTTTCTTTGGAAGACGTAAAAGTTTACCAAGACCTCTCATGAAATCTAAGACACCTGTCCCATCATCTGTCAAAGGTTCAGGCCCGCTAATAACAGGTACAGCAGCAACAGTTGCGTTTGTTTTACGAGAGGTTTGAAGAGTAGCAGCAACATCCGCTTTTTTCGCTGCAGCTGTATCTTCATATAACGTAGCTAACCCCTTCATCGTATCTACGATGTTGATTAGGTTACGGCTTATTTGATTAAAAGATGCTTCGAGGCTGTACAGGTGGTTACGGGTCGTTTGTATTTGACCAGTTTGAACCCGCATTGCTGCTGCAGTTTCTTCCTTTGCAGCCATCCCTGCTTCGGATTGATCTTTTTGTCGTAAAATGCTACCTACAAACCCGGTATTGTTATACACCGATTGTTTTAATTGCTCTCTTACGTTGGATGGTTTTTTAGATCGTGTAGCCATACATTACTGCTTAAAAACTACACCGGAATCCAACGATCCACGATCTGCTACTGGGGATGGAATTGCTTGTGGAGATCTACTCATATCACCGCTTGTCGTATTTTCAGACACAACGGTAGAATCACCACTTGCTTGTTTTGGTTGTTCGCTGAGTGTTTGAACATCGACGCTTGCACGTCCCAACTCAACCCCTTTCTCAGCTGCAGGCTTTTGGATAGCACTGGGGATCAGGGGCGCACTCGTAGAAGGAGTTTCCTTCATGTATTGTTGAGCTTCTGATGTCTGACCAAGGTCGTTGATTTGCTTATCAATATCCTTGATCTGTGTATCGTACTTGGACCTCATTCGCTCTACAGCTTCAGGCGTGTCGCGCTTTGATTTCTTTAACCAACTTAGCCCGTTGTCGCGCTGTCGCTCGAGGCCCTTTTTCACATCCTTCAAATACATAATCTTGCGTACAGGATTATCTTCTGGCGATGCGTCAGCTGATGAAGGTGAACGAGCAGGTGAAGGTGAAGCTACGGGTGCTGGTGGTAGAGGTGTTGCTTGTGGGACAGGTGTTTCCGGTACAGGTGTTGATGTAACACCCATTTCGTTTGTTGTTGTAGCT